CTTCCAGTAAGAGCCGATATGCCGAAGATAATACAGTCTTCAACTTCTCCATGATGTTTCTGTAAATCATATAAAAATTCTCTCCTTATCTGTGCATAGATTGGTGGTATGTTTGCGTTTAAATAAGCCATACATAATTAAAAGTAATCCTCATCAGGTACTTCCTCCCTATTGTTTTCAATGTCACCCCAGCATTCTCCATCTTCAAAGTCAACTTTATTTGGCACTTTTAGTGGAACAGCTGTCTCCATTATTTCTTTAATATTATCAGCTTGTTTATCATTTTCAAAGGATATATTTAACTCATCATGTAGTTGAATCATAGGAGTCATTCCCGCTTCTCTTAAATTTATCATCGCTTGTTTAGTCATATCTGCTGCACTACCTTGAATTAATTTATTTAAAGCTTTATACGTAAACGCTCTTTGAATGTTCCGTGATCCGTGTTCTAATGATGCTTCCTCAAAAGTTTGTGGTTTATGCATACCAAATACAGCTGGCTCCCACATTTCAAATCTACATTTTCTACCCAAAATAGTTCTGATCCAACCTCTTTGTTGTGCTCTATCCATGGTTTTGTAAATTAATTGCTTAACAAAAGGAACACTTTGATGGTATCTATCTAACAGAGCTTTTGTCTGATCTTCAGTTATACCTAGTTGAGCTTGTAATTTTGCTTTACCCATACCATAGAATAAACCAAGATTAATTGTTTTGGCCTGTGATCTTGGTATGTCTGCTATGGAAGCTACCATGCTATGAAAGTCTGCCTGTCCTTTTTCGTATGCTTCTGCAATAGAGGCCACTCCTGTGGTTCCTAGGGTCGCTAGAGCGTAATGCACTACCAACCTAGGTTCTTGTTGAGAATAGTCAAAACAACCCCATCTATGGCCCTCCTCGGGCATAAATATAGACCTAATACCCATACCTAGTTTAGTATAGTTAGGTAATTGTTGTAAGTTTGGGTTTGAGTAAGAAAGTCTACCAGTTATGGTTCCTCCAAAGTCTCCTCTTAATTGATGTATATCTGCATGTATTCTACCTTTGTATACGTAATTTTTAATAGAATCTAAAAATGTGTTACGTAATTTATCTAGCTCTCTTGCACTAGCAAGAGCTCTTAATATTTTACTATGCTTATGTCCTTTATGATTTTTTAAATAATTTTTTGTAAAAGATGGCTTGCCTGTTTTTTCAGTTCTATCAAAATCATTTATATCTAATTTTTTACAAATGCTTTCTATACTTTTAGCAGCCCATACTTCTGGTAGTATATTTGTTTTGTCATAGATCCTTTTTATATATACATCGTATTCATTTTTTAATTTGTATTCTAAAAGCTCTACTTGATTTTCATCTATTCTTACACCTTTTATTTTCATTTCTAAAATGCACGGTAAGACTTTTGTTTCTAACTCAGCAATAGAATTAAGATCTTGTAATTTTATTTCTTTTTTTAATTCTTGCCACAAGGCTAAAGTTATCTCTGCATCTTTTTCTGCATAATCACCTACATACATTGCAGGTAATTTATACATTTCTGATTTAGCGTCTACACCCCATTCTTTTGCTGCCTCTTGCAGTGCACCCTCACTCTTACCCATACCCGTATAGTCTTGAGCCACAGAGTTTAAATCATATCTAAATCTATTTTCATTTACTATAGACGTCATTATCATAGTATCAATTATTGTTCCGTGGACCGTGAGACCTAGTCTGTGAATCCAACACAAATCATATATTGCATTGTGAAATATTTTATCTGCTTTTGTTTTAAGAACATCAGCAAACCAATTAAGAACTTTTTTACGTTCTAAGTTTGGTCCAGACTCATGAGCAATAGGATAATATGCAGCCCAGTCTCTTACAGCCACTGCAATACCAACCACATCACCCTGTCCTCTCATTGAAGAGGATCCTTTTGTTTTTAAATCAGGATCTTTTGTTTCTAAGTCAATTGATATTTCATCATACTTTGATAGATCAGGGAAACTATCTGGTGGAAACCACTCTGACGGTGCCGTAAACAAGGGTTTTTGTATCATATTTTATTCTTCTTTCAGTCTTTTTATTTCTAATTCACAATAGTGAATTATTTTCTCTAAATCTTGTATACCATTTTTATCAATATATCTACAAACATATTTTATAACGTTGCCTTGAAAAAATGTAAGACCGTTTTTTGAAATAAATTCATAGGGCTGTATTGGAAAAAATTTATAATGTGATCCTCCAATTTGTTTATCTTGAGGAAAAGCATCCTCAAATATATTTTTATCTGTCATTTGTTCTCCTTATAGTTTGTCATGATGTTTTAAAAGAGGAAAAGGTTTTGATCTATTGTGTGGAATGTCTAACAAGAATAAATCATTTTTAGTTCTCGTAACCGCCACATAACATACTCTCACCTCTTCATCTTCTACTTTCTTGTTTCCTCTTTCATATGCATTTAATGAAAAACCCCAATCAACATTTACAACTACGATGTCTGCCTCTCTACCTTTTACACCATGGATTGTACTTAAAATTATTTTTGTTTTTAAAGACTCATTTTGTTTCCAACATCTGTATAAATAATCATTAAAGTCTGCTCTATCATTAAATAAAGCTTTAGGTTTACTTGAAGACACAATACGAGTTGTGTCAAAATAAAATATTTCATGCCATTCTTTACTTTTGTCAGCATTTAAATAAAATTTGTCAGTTAATTCTTCATAAGTAAATAATTCATCTGAAAGAAGTTCTTGCATAGTGGTATCTTTGTTACTTAAAGCAGTTTTCTTTTTATTTTTTATAAACTCTGGTTTAATAAAATTAACCATTTCAAAATAATTAATACCAGCAATGTAGCCCCCTTCTTTTAATATCTTCCAATCATTAATAATTTTTTGAATTTTTTCTGGGAAAGAACTTTGAAAACCTTTACCTTTGTTATCGTTGTGTTTTTCTAAAAATATAAAACCTTTTCTTTTTAAAAAGTCAGCGTAAGGTCTACATAAAACTTTTGCTCTTGCACAAAAAATAACATCAGAATCTACTTTAATAGTATCCTCTAGTTCGTCTACGTCAGAAATGTCATTAATAGAACCTTCATCGTTATTATCTCTCTTCTCACATTTAAATTCATTACCCATTCTATTACCAATCTCATCTCTAATTTTTAAAGCAAGATCATATATCTTTCCAGGCAACCTGTATGTTTTCTCTAGTTTTGTTATGTTATGTTTTTTACAACGCCATTTTTGAAAAATAGAAACGTCAGATCCTTTCCAACCATATATTGCTTGATCGTCATCACCGACTAAATATATTTCTTCTGTCTTTCTTCTTATCTTAGATATAACCTGCCACTCTAGTCTTGAAAGATCTTGAACCTCATCAACTAAAACAACTTTATAACTTGGAAACTCAATCGTTGGTTTTAAAGCTTTTAACAACATGTCATCAAAATCAACAAAACCATTATCATTTTTAAATTTTGCTAGGTGGTTATAAAAATATATTAGTTGTGCTGTGTGTACGTTTTTATATGCATCTATATTACTTTCTTTAAAATAAGTTTTAACTTTATCTAGCTCATCCTTAAATTTACCATACCTATAAAATGAACAATACTCAGAACCATAAAAGTGATGTGCTTTATTAACTATATCGTAATAAATAGCTAATTTTTTATCTTCTTGTTCACTCCACATCGCAGGTTCGTTATCCTTCTTGTCATACTTGGGATCATTTAACATAAACCATTTGTCTGGATCTGATGAAAATTTTTTCTTAAACTCTGTCTTTGCACTTGAGTTTAATATGTTATGTTTACCTATGCTATCTAAACAAAACTTATGTATTGTCTTAATAGATTCAGCTTGTTTTTCAGTTAAAAGTTTTTTCTCTACGGCTCTGTCTTTTAAATTTTCAACAGTAGCTCTAGCAAAACCTATCATTAAAGTTTGATCAGGTTGAAGTCCACCTTTAAAATAATTAGATAATATCTCTAATAGTTTTGTAGTTTTACCACAACCAGGTCCACCCAGTATTTTATAATTTTCTCTGTAAAATTTATCTATCATTAGAATACTTGTTCTTGCTCTTTATTTTCATAGTCCGGCACCTCTTGTTCTATTTCAGGTTCTTCTTCAAATTTTTCTTTGTTAACAACATACACCCACCTCTTTACACCTTCTTTTATGTGAAATTTTTCTCTTGTTATTCCAGGAATTTTTTTTAACATTTGGTGTGTTAAGTCAGGTGTAATACCCCAGTCATCTGATTTTAAATATTTAAAAAAATCATTAAAAGTAAATCTAATGCTTATTTCATCTTCAAAAGGTCTACCCAATAATATTTTTTTCTTATCTTTACTAACTCTAGTGTTGTAACAAAAAGTTTCTAAATTATTTTTTAATCTAAATGTTGGCACACTTTCTTCTGGTGCATCTATCTCTGTTGCTTTTTCTTGCAAAGTTCTTAACTGCATGTCCCAGTTTTTTATTTTAGGAGGAGTCTTACCAGTTTGTTCTGTAGCAGCCTCTCTTGCCAAATCCTGTTTAACTAATTCTTTTGATGATAGTCTTACCTCTTCTCCATTAAAACCAAGATACCATATCTTAGGATTAGATGTAACGTAAGACAAAGGTCCTAATACTAATTCACTACTTAATGCACCGCTAATTCCAAACTTTCTTTTTATGCACTCCTCTTTGTTACAAAAACTTTTTAACCAATCTTGATCACATCTGTAAACATAATCTCTTTTATCTCTTGAACCAATGACATTACTAACTTCATTAAAACTCATACCTTTCCCTGCAGGTTCAAAAAATTTTTTGTTATATTCTAATGTTTTATCTTTCCACTCTTCAGGATATCTTTGTTTAATATAACGAGTCATATCTAACAACACTTCATTCCTTTGACTTTTGGGAACACCAAAAGAAGCTAAAGCTTGCATACACGGTGGTCCATCTTGAAACCAGTTCCCTGAGTCACCTTCATCTATGTTTGATTTTAATTTTTTTAATTGTGCGGGAGTTACTTTATTTCTTTCGTAGTGTTCAAAGAACTCTTCGATAGTGGCGGCGCCGCCATCCTCCTTTATCATATAACGAACAGTATTTTTAGCGTTATGATATGGGAGATTTATCCAACTACCTGCAGAACCTTTTTCTAAATTTAAATATTTTTGCACAGGAAAAATTTTATCTGGTTTGCAATCACCAAATATATTTTTGATACTGTGTAATTTTTCTCTTAATAATAAGGCTGGGACTGACTCTGTTAAAAATACGTATATGTGTATGCCACCACTTTTAGATTTAAATGGTATGAAAGGTGCGTTTAAACTTTTTATTTTTTTGTATAATTCTTTTACATCAGGTTTATATTCATCCAAATCAATAGCACCCCACATACAAGTGCTGTCACTTTTTATAGGGCATAAACCTAAACTATCTGCTTCAATAATTTTACTTTTTGTCTTAACTTCAAACTTAGATCCCTCTAAGTGTGACTTCCACATCTCTGGTGTGTGTGCATAAGAAGAGGTGAAAGAGGTTCCAGATTTTTTGCCATCGCCGTTACTTTGATCAAGAACGTGATAACCAAACCTTTCCTCAAGACCAGTAAATATCTCTCTAAATTTTTCCAACATAAATTAAAAAGTGGGCGTTTCCACTCTCGCTTTGACGCCCACTACCTAGGATACTTTAATATGGAGAAGATTCAGATTTTTCTTCTGTGCCGTGTTTAGCTTCAACCTCACCCTTACCTACACTTAATGCAAAAGCTTTCGCCATTTCATATTCGTGTTTCTCAGTTACAGGACCGACTTTAGCTACATCCCAA